TCAACCGTAGAATTGGCAGAAGCATTATTAGATAGGCACTTATAGACATTCCGTGAAGCTGTAAGAACATACATTGGCTTCACATTTAGTGTGGTGTTACCAGTCAATAAATCGTCAACAGAAATTCTATCATCATATTGTTTGTATTTTGTGTTGGATGTCCAATTGACCCGAGGAATAACCAACTCTACATCGTTACCAGTAATTCTTTTGGCGGCATACATATTGTCCCATACAGATTTCTCATCTGATACAGAATCAACTATGGAGTTTGGAGAAGATTCATTTGCATATGGAACATGGTTGCCAAGAAACACATAGCCAACAGTAGCTGGCTCTGGTTCATAGAACGATTCTTTGAATTGTTCTGCGTTATTAAACGAGAGTTTTTTGGAAGTATAAAAAGTTGCCATGGTTTAGTATTCTATTTATGTAACAATTACGAGAGTTTCATTGTTTGAAGTGATTGTAAATGCCGTGTTGACCGTCATTGTTCCATTGCTGTAAATAGCATTAACATATCTGATTTCAGAGTTGACCGCAATCCTGGAACCAATTGTTATGACTTTGTTATTTACAACATTAAACTTAGTATTTGTACCAGTTATATAGATGCTGCTATTTACATTGACTGTTCCAGCAATTGTGTTAGCAACAGTAATAACTCCACGACTAACATTATTGGCCAAAACAACCTCATTAATATTATATTGTGCATAATCAATAAATCCAGCTGGGTGAATTAAAGATTTGAACACATCTTTGAACTTAGTAAATTCAACTTGTGAAGATAACACATATGAGTAGTCAACATAATATTCACGGCCTTGAATAACTCTTTCTGTGGTTGACAAAATAGAATCAGATGTTGTCCAACGGCCAGGGAAAGTAACATAACTTGGTTCAATAGACGAATTAGCTAAGGCTGTTCCGTCACCAGACTGAGTTAAATCAATTTGTGGTGGGAACACATAACCTGAACCTGCATCAATAATACGAATTTTTGTAATTGCACCAGGATCTTGGTCAGCGGTTGCAAACAGATTTTCTCCATCTCCCATCAACGCTATCATTGATAGATTAGCGCCTGAACCTGTTGTAGATGTTACTGTTATTGTTGGTGGGTGTGATTGATTGTAGTTTTGTCCACCAACTGGATAATCACCATATTTACCAACTTTCTTGTCTGTGGTTGCATATGTAAAGTTTGCATTAACATTTAACGAAGTATTTGAACTAATTGCATTAATGTAACGAGATTCATTATTAATCATAATGCGGTCACCAATACGCAACTCATCTTCAAATATAGTATTAGTACCAATAACTGTTACATTGGTTGTTCCAAATGTATTTGCAGTACCACTAACTCTTGATGGTTGTAATTCAACCTTAGTGATAGCGCCTGTTGATGATATATTGGTTACCGCTGCAGCTGCGCCAACGCCAATCGCCATTGGTTGTGTTTCTGCAAATATTAATTCATCGCCAATCTGATAGTTTAATCCACCACTATTGATTCTAATTCTACCTAAAGAGTGAGAACTTAAAACATGATGTGTTGTTCCATTTGCTTGAAATGGAGCAGAATCAGCATCTAATGTAGGAACAAAATTAAAAGCAGCGTTTGCAAATAAAATTGCCACATTGGTAATTGGGCCAAGACTAGTAACACTTTCAAAACTTAAAGCATCAACAATTTTTGAATTGACATTTTCAGTAACAACTGAAGCATTGAATCCATAATTAGCAGCATTAATTGCAACACTACCATAGTCAGCAATTCTATCGGTATTTACAACAAAAAAGTTAGCAGCATTTGTGCTTGAAGTATCAACAGCATCAATCGCCATTGTTAACGAACCACTACCTGCACCAATTACATAAACATTAGAACCAGTTTTGAATCCTGTTCCACCAGCTAAAACTCTAATTTGATTAATAAATCCAGAAAATACTTCAGATACAACAGCTTGAGCATCTTGTGTTGCTTCTCCACCAGTAATGATAACTGGATCACCAACATTATAACTAGCACCACCATCTATAATAAAAATATTACGAAGAATGGATAATCCATGAACTCTAATATTGATAAGAGTGTCATCGTCAGGATCAATAATGTTTAATGTAGCAGTTTCGCCGTTTTCAAAATTTCCAAGTAATGTTTTTGTGTTGATATACAACTCAAAAATTGGAATAGTATTAACAGTTTTTTGAGCAGTTCTTTCAACAAGAGCACTAGCGCCAGATACATCACCTGTAATTTTTCTATTTGTCAATAAGTCAAAATCAAAATCGTCATACAAAACTTCAATTATAGAATTGTTTGCCGGTGCAGTATTGAATATTAATTTTCTAGTTTCTCTGCGAATATTAAAACCAGAAGTTTGTAATACATCATTAACATAAACAGAGATATCACTAGCATTAACAACTTTTGCTAATTTGAATGTGGTGTTTGAGCCATTTCCTGTATATACACTATACACACCTTGTTCGGTTCTAAATGCATTTTCAATTAACCATTTACCATCGGAAGCTCGCAAAACGCTTTGATTTGGTTTAACAATTTCTACTTCTTCATTGAATAAAAGCCTGAATAGAAGTTGAAATGATTTATCACTACCTTTTGCCAAATATAATGGCAAAATGTTTTTAATTAAAAATGCTTTATCTACTTCAACATTACGGGGAATTAAATTACCATAAGTATTGAAAAAGTTATTTTCAAATTCTGCAATAGAAGCATCAACATCAGAAATATAACGAAGGTCTTTTGACTTAGTAACTAAATCATTCTTTTTTGTGCCTTGTTTATTTTCCAAAAACTCATAGTATGCTTCTAAAAAAGCAATAAAATTAGGATGTTCTTCACGAACAAACTCCGGTACCTGACGATTAATCAGTAACGATGTTTTTTGGTCAGCCATTATGAATTATATTTCTTTTCTAATATTGTTGAAATTGCTATTGGATCATCTTCATCAATGGTAAGAATAGTATCTCTTGTTGATTCAATAATGCCTTTTTCTGCTTCTATTGTTACACGAATTAATCCATCATCAGAATCAACACTTAAAAACCGAATATTATTAATTGTTAAAATTCCATTGTCATAGTCAATAGTACCTGCATTAGAATTAATAATCTGTCTTTGTGCTAAACTATCGTAATAAATTGTTCTGAGTGTGCCGGTTCTACCATCAATAACAGCAACAGCTTCTGCACCATATCCATTACCACCAGTGATTGAGATAGTAGCACGAGTATAATCTGTACCACGATTGGTAATGTTAATTGTTTGAATTCTGCCATTAACAATTACGGCTTCCGCTGTTGCATTTGTACCGTCACCATTAATTGTAATAGTTGGTGTGGTTGTATAACCTGTTCCTGGATTGGTAACTTGAATTGAAGATATGCCAGTAAAAGATTGTGGAGTTTCTTCAAACTGTGCCGTTCTTACTGTTCCAGTAATATCAAATATTGTAAATTGTGTTGAAGTTAATTTATTTGTTAATGTTCCACGGTGAATAGGAACATTATATTTAACTGTATAACTTACAGATTCATTTAACTGAGGTTCAAAACGGCGTTGAACACGAACAACACTCTCTGAACCAACAATAGAATCACCATTAGTTGAATCAATAGCGTCTTGTAATTTTGAAAGAATAAATGTACCAGCAAATTTGTTTAGATAAGTATCACGGTAATCTAAAATAGCTTGACGAATGTTGTTTCTAATTGTGCCTTCATCTGAAGATGTTTTCTTTGGGTCGTATTGAACTCGGCTTTCAACAATTAAATATAAGTATTGTGGGTCACGAATCTCTGCATTTACCGATACAATAGATTTTGGACTAATGATTTCATCAATAATTCTTTGTTTTTCAGTTTCAGAAATAAAATAATTTGCTTTTGGTTTTAGTGCAATATAAACTTTACCAAAAACTTTTGGTGTTTCAGTTTCACCACCCCAAACGGATAAAGAATCTACGCTTGGGTATTTACTCTTAATATAAGATTCATAATCTTTAACTGTGACCAATCTGTTTTGTGTTGCATATTGAGCTGCAGCGGAGTATTTAATTGAATCAACTGTTTCACGAGTTGCGCCGCCAGATGCTACATCAACAACATCAATAACAATATCAGAATAAGCACCAATTGAAGAAGCGGCAACAAAACCATTAGCTTGATTAGCAGCAACACCATTGGTAACCAAATAAGTTACGGTAACAACTGCACCATCATTAAGTGCTTTGCCAACTACTCCGTCACCAAAATAAATTTCATAATTTCCATTTTTACTTTCTTGTAAAAAATAGACAGGAGATTCTGAAGTGATATCCAATATATCTGTTACTTGGCTATAAACTTGTGTTGCTGTATTTCCAACATTTGGCGTTACTGATACAGAAATTGTTGTTGTATCAATATTGTTATCTGGCAAAATAAATGTTGATTTTGGGTTAGAGTTTTCAACATAATTGAAAACATAATTTACTAATGAACCTTCATAGATGTTCAGGTTCTCAAAGTAAAACGAGGTATTGGATTTTGTTACCGTGGTTTCTTCTAAAGCAACAAAATTATAAGAAACATTATCAATGATACTAGAACTAAAACTAAAACCTTTTGGAATAGTCAATGTTTCTGGTGTGGTTGTTCCACTATCAACAGTTACATTAACAATAGCTCGTGGTGCAGTAACAGAAA